AAAATTCGTGAGATTGTTGAACTTCGTCGTGCATGTCAGTTGGGTGTGATCGCACCCCCAATAGACGGTGAAGGCATCGCCCGCCGCTGGCGCATTCTGCAGCGGATAGGAAAGCGTGAGTGAGATTCCCGCGATGGCGCTTTTGACGTTCGCGGAGATGCTCGCGTTGATCCCCGAGGAGAAAGTCATTGTCCCTTGGTTGAAGTTTGTTGAAGCGCCAGACCAGTTGATGACCGAGACCGTCGAACCGGCCCCCACTGTCCCCGCCGTTCCAAACGCGCTTTTTACGAGCGTGCACCCGGAATCATAAAGGACGTGCTGGCAGCTTGGCGAGTAGACATTCCGCGGCATTTGAAGATCGAGCAGCACCAAATCCGAATTGACGGTGATCTGCGCCGTCGTGCGGCCGATGCTATCGACGGTGCCGACGCGGCCCTTGAATAGGATCACGCTTCCGATGGGATTTGCCGCGTCGCTTGCGGCCCAGGAATTGAGGAACGCCCGCTCGCGCTGAATCTCGCAGCCATCGAACACGCCGTTTCGCAAGGCTTGCAAAAAGGGGACGCCGCCGACCGTATCAGTCGCTCTTGCGGATACGGTGATTTGCTGCTGGTCGACTTCGAGGCCGGCGGCGCATTTGAACTTTAGGCCGTCCACGAGAATGGAATTGGCCGCATAGACGTAGCCGTTGAGCGTCACCGGGATGTCGGCATTGGTGTAGGTGAGGATCAGGCCGGTGAGAAGCGTAAAGGTAAAGCAATCGGCCGCGAACATTTGTGCGTCGGGCTCGGCGCGGACCGTGTTGAGGTAGTTGATGAGAGCGGGTGTCGCGGTTCTCATGGTAAAAGACCTAGCGGGCGAAGGCCTGCTATCTCCTCGGCGCGGGCCGCCAGCCATTCCTCAAACTGGCGGCGACGGCGACGCGCCAATTCATCTTTGCTTGCACGGATATCAATGGCCGTCTTTCCGTTCGATATGGTCACGGCTTCACGCTCCTAAACTTAAGGCTTTCGACCTTCCAAAGGCCGGACATAAAATTCTCGAAATCCAGTTGATCGTCGAGAAACCGGCAGTTGAAGGCGTACGTGCATGTCGCGGTGATCGCATGGCCAGAAACCGGCGCCGTGGTGAAAGTGATCGTGTTCGGCGCCGTCACGGTGAAAGCCCCGGCGGCCACCCCATTGTCAAGCACAACCGGCGTCCCGGTGATCCACGAAACCGGTTCGGTCTCGACATTCGCGCCAAGTCCAAGGGTGCGATTCAGGGTGAAGACCGTTGTCGTGCCATCGCCCAACGCGGGGGTCGTTGCGATGAACGCCGATTGCGTGTTGTCGGTTGGATCGGTATAGAGGAACGTTCCGGCCTGCCCTTGACATTGAAGATAGAGCCCCATGAGCGCTTGCAGGGAATTGACGCCGAGGCCGGGAAAGCTTCCGGCGGAATCGAGGCCCTCGATCGTCAGCTCGAACTCATAAAGCGTGACCGCGTAGAACGGCAACCGCACCTCGCGGCCTGACACATGCGAAGCCACGCGCGTTGAAAACGATGGCCGCTTGTGAACGCTAAAGGCAAGCCCTGGAAGCGACGGGAAACTAAACGGCGTTGTCACTGGCGGTACTCCATCGGGGACCGGCGGCGTGAGGAACGGTCCCTTGCCGGAAAGCCAATTGCCAGCCTGCCAATTGCCGGCGTCCCCCCACACGCCGGACAGCAAAGGGAAGGTCGGAAATGGCCGCGCGTCCCAGTTCCAAACCGAGCAAAATGCCGGCTGGATCATGACGAGGCCCGCGCCGGAGACCGCGTTGTGGCCGTCCGTAAACCAGTACTCGTAGATAGCTTGAAGAGCGAGAAGCGAGAGATTTTGGTTGGGAAGCGGCAGAAATCCGCCGCCCTCGGCGTTGCGCCAGATCGACCAGTAGGGCGTAAAACTCTCGGATGATCCAGGCGCGAAAAACACATTTGGCTGGTTCGTGCATCTATCGCATGACGGATAGCCGTATTCGGTGAAGACGATCGATTTCGAATTGGCTATCCATTCGGTGTTCGGCCCATGCGGAACCTCGCCTGACCCCGTGTCGTAAAGGGCTTTGTGGGTGTTGTTCCACCACCATCTTAGATTTTTCTGGGGAAGGATTTGCTGGTTCGCGAAATATTGATTGCGCGATTGGGTTAACCGATCGCCTTCCGCAAGCGACACTTGCAAATCCGAGCCATTCGGATCGAGCCCACGCCCGAGATTGCTGGAATCGAAATAAAACCAGTTGAACCTTTCGCCGCCCTCGATATTCACCTTAAAATAGGCTTTCGAGTTGAGCGTCGGCGTGCCAGTCAGCCCAAGGTTGCTCATCGTCGCCGGCGGCGGCGGGAAGGCGGCGAGGCGGGTCGAGACGATCCCGTAATCGCTCTGTGAAGTGACGGATGCGGAAACCATTCCCCAATCGAAACTCGACGTGACCGGGGCGCTAACGAGCTGATAATCGAGAAAACTGTCGGTTGGCGATGGCGCGGACCAATTCAAGACATCGAGTCCGCCCGCGCCAGTCGTCCAGTCGGACAGTGGGAGGTAATTGTCGAAGCAGACGAGATCGATATTGGCATGTGCCCAAAGCTGATCGAGGTGGGGCCATTGGCCGTTTGGCGATGCCGGATTGGAGCCTGCGTGGCTGAACCCCATCCAGTCTGACCAGTCCGCGGCATAGGAGATGAGGTTGTGAAGGCCGGTTGTGTCCTTGGTAAATCCGGCCCCATCGAAAACACTCCGCACATCGTCGGCAAGCGTGATCAGTCCGGCGACGAAGGGGTAATCCCAGACCGCGAGACCGGAACCGTCCGTGGTTCCGGCGTTGGTCCACAAAGGCCCCCGAATCGTTTCCAAACCACGAAACTCAGAACCAATAAGAAATAGATCAACGCCGCCAGCAACGACGCAAAGATTCGCATAATGAAGGATCATCCTTCTGTAGGTGAAGTCGGTGGCAGAGCCTGAATAAGCGACCGTCTTGTTCGTATAATCGCGCGTGAATTCCGAGGTCGCCGCCGCGCCGAGAAATGCCGTGACAGCGCTCGTCGCGGCGCTCGACACGTCCGGCGAAAAGGTAATCCGCCCGCGCCACGGCTTGCCACCCGAATCCATCAGAATGAATGGATAGAAGACGACGCGGAGCCCGCGCGCTTTCAAATCGGCGATGCACTCGACAATCGACGAATCGGCGGGCGTGCCGCCATAGTCGAAAGCGTCCCCGGTTTGGGTGATCGGAATGAGTCCGCTTGAGGTTTCGTTAAGCGACGAGACCCGCCACATATCCGGCGTGTAAGCCGAGCCGTTCCAGTACTCAAACGCGTGCGGCAATGCCGGCCACGGAAGCCCGGTCGCCTGATTGATCACGGTGCCGTTGTTGATGTAGGTCGTCGAAGGGTAGATCTGGCACGATCCGGCGGCGATCGAGTTACCGAACCATGCGCAGACGACGGCAACCGTCGTGCACGCGGGAAATGCCGCTTGGAGCTGATCGATCGCGTAGGAGTAATCGGTCTTTGGCGGTCCGCCAGCAAAGTAGAAGTTGATCCCGGTCAACGCTGGCTCGCTGACGCGCTGTCCTATGCGCGCCGTCGTCCCGTAGGTGAACTCACCGGTCGATGGGAGAAGGTTGACGCCGTTGACATTAACCACGGATTACGCCCAGTACGCGATGATTTCGAAGGCCATGAACGAAGTCCCCCACAAGTCATGGGATTGTCGCGATTTGATTGAGAAATCCCGTCATGGCCTTGCGCGCATAAAGCGACTGTCCAGCCTCCGTCATGTGAAGATTGTCGCTGGAAATATCGAAATCCGCGTTCCCGGTGCCATTCGGCGCACCCGTGTTTCCAGTTCCGGTAATCCACGCGCCGCCGGGATCAAGTGAGGCCGGGACATAAAATAACATACTGTCCCCCGCCGCTTGTAGCGTCGAGATATTGGCGGCGGAAATCGCTTCGATAGATTGATTCACCGACAAGGCAACGGCGCCCCCAGTGACAACGCCCGTGGCAACAATCGGCACGGATGGGAATGCGGCGCGCAAGGCTTGAAAAAACGCTAGGGAGTTCGCCGCAAGCCCAGGCGCGGAGAGCAGATCCGTGATATCATGATCGTTCGCGCTCAACTGGACAAAAATCAGACCGATGGGCCGGAAAGCATTCTGATATTCCAAGTCGGCGATGGCATGGCCGCCATAATTCGTCGCCGTGTTAGCAGCCACAAAGCCGGTGCCCCCGATCGAACAATTCTGCAAATCGGGCAACCCCATGAGGTACATCATTTGCCACCCGAAGGCGCTTTGCTGAGTCGGCGAGGGACCGCCGCCGCCGCCCTGACTGTCCCCGATGATGGCTGCGGTGAAATTATCTGGCGTTGTCGGATACGAAAGAGTCCCCGTCGGGAGACAATTAACCCCCTTAAAATCTTGAGCTCCATTACAATCAATGGTAATGGTATTGCGTTGATATCCAATCGCCGCGTCTATTCCAGTTTGCGATGTCACATTTGAAAAATCTATTGTGAAAAAACTATTGCCGCCGTTTGCCAGTTGGATAGAGCTATCAATGTACCTTCCATTTATTATAATTTTTATCCTGAATAGCGATGCGTCTTGCAGATTTACTTCGCAAGACGTACCTTCCAATACGAAGGTTTGCGAAGCGTTTTGGCCGCCAAACGTACCGCCAAGGTCTCCGGCCAGGGGGGCGGTGTTCACGGAGCGCAGGGCGATATCGTTCCCGAATCTCACCTGGGGCACGCCGCCGCGCCAGCGGAACGGCGCGACGTTATCGACGTAATTCGCCGGGCCTACCCCATAAGCATTGGTGTAAGTGGCGTTGTGCGTGTGATAGAGCGCCGAGACGACGGGCGCAGTTTGAACCCCTTGCCACACCCAAAGGACATTCCCGTCGCTGACGGACCCGGTGATCTGGGTTGGCGCCGTGGTGCCGTTCGTGCCGCCGGCGATCGTCTTGTAGACTTGCCCCGCGTTGCTCACGACGGCGCCCGCCACTGAGACGGCGCCCGCCACCCACGCCACGGAGCCGGTCAGCGGAGGGCTTTCTATCGGGTTGTTATTGGTCGCCGCCACACGTAGCCGCCGCAATCTCGCCGCCCATGTTTCCTGACTCGTCGTCGCGATCTGCCAGCCATTCGCCATAAGCGTAGGAGCGTCAAAACTTTGCACCGAGGTCGCCATTTGAGGAAGCGAGGAATAGGTGCGGCCGGAAACCGTAACGGAATTTCGGGTCCCATTGCTCGGGGGCGTCATTTGAACGGTCGTCATCTAGCGTTCCTTTAGGGATGCGTGGTCGAAACGGTGATGTCGGTGAAAATCGCCGTCGAGCCAATCTGACCGGATGGGTTTGGAGTCGCGCCAAGATACCCATAGCTCGTCGGATAGAGCTCGACCGTCAATTCCGATGAGCTCGCCGCGTCGGTCAGCGACACCCACATCTCGTAAAACGTGTAGCTCCCAGCGGTCAGCGTATTGACCCCGAAATTTCCCGACGAAGCAGAGGAGGTAACAGTGCCGGTCAGCTCATCGAGAACAACCGAGAAGCCCACTGGCCCCGCGCCGCTCTGATTGTCAGAGCTGAACACGAGGCCAGGATAGGCGGCGGCCGGCAAGCCAGATGGCTTTTGCACATAGACCGAGGCGTACCAGGTTGTGCCGGTCCCGGCCTGCGGAATCGTGAGCACGAGTTTTGGAATCCCGGACGCCAGTTGCGCCACCGTCCAGGCGTTTTGCGTTATCCCGTCGATCCCAATCGCGTTCTGAAAGGCCGTTACATTGAACGCGAGCGGGTTGCCAAGGTTGTAGGTGGTCACGGGAAAATGCCGCCCTCTCCGATTTACGCTTTGCCGAGCTTCGACAGGCCGATATGCGAGCCGCTCCGCACGCTTTCGTTGATTGTGCGCATGATGGTCCGTCCGTGATCGTTGAAAAACTGCTTGACGGAACGCGAATCCATCGCTGACACTTGAAAATTTGTCGCGTGATGAACGTGCACAGTATTGACGCCCGGCGTGTTCGCGGCCCCGGAAATCACCCCCTGCGCCCATGGCGTGACGCCGGCCGGCACGACCATCTCGCCGCGGTGCGCCTGGACCAGCATGTCGCTAGGCAGTTCCCAGGCGCCCATAGCGAGGCCACCAGCGACAGCAAGTACCGTGGCCTCGCCTGCCGCCGCCGGCCCCGCCGCGGCAGGTCCCATGACCGGCGACAGAAAGCCGAAGATTCCCGCAAACGTCTCTCCGGCCGAGGCAAGGATGCTTTTGAAGACGCTGGCGATCGTACCTGCCGAGGCAGCGGCGGAGCCCGTCGTCTCGGCGCTCGTCCGCGCGGTAACCCCCGCCGTCGTAGCGGCCGTCTTCGCCGCCTCGCCAGTCACCACTTGCGCGACCATTTGGCCGATCGTGCCGGAGTTATTGAGCACCATCTTGACGCCGAGATCGAGATAGGTCGAGAGCATTTTGGTCGCGATCTGCTTGGCCGCGGCGCCAAGAGTCTCGTGCCTCGTAATCATGCCGTCGATCGCATTGGCGAACGTGCTCGCCGCCTGGTCGGTTGCTTGCTTCTGGTCCGCCGCGATCCGCTGGTTGACACTGCGCTCGATTTCTTGCCTTCTAAGCGCGGATTGGCTGGCGAGTTCATCGAGCCGGCGCTGAGCGGCGGCGTAGGCAACGGTCCCTTGTTGATAAGTGCCCTCCACGAATAGGAGGTACTGACGCTCGATGTCTTCACGCTGTGTCTCAAGCGCGAGGAGGCTGGAGAGCTCTTGTTGGCGCGAGATCTGCGCCGTCTGGGCCTGTTCCTTGACGAGCGAAACCTGCTCTTTCACGCCGTTTGAGGCAATATCATATTGCGCTTGCACATTTTGTCGCGCGATCGCGAGTTCAGTATCGCTCGACGTCTGCACCGTTGCGATCTTCTTCGTCGCGGCGCTTCCATAGGCTTGCGACAGCGAAGCGAAGCTGGCGTTGATCTGCGCGGCGCCATTGCGCAACGCGCTCGTCGTTGCTTCCACCGCGCTCGTCGCTTGCTGCATCCCTTGCTGCAAGTCGGAAACGTCGGCGGTAAATGTTATGGTGACGTCATCTGCCATATACCATGGTCCTTCATGCAGCCGTGGCCGCACCACTGGTTCGGCGTGGGTTCAATCCACGACGCCGACCTTAGGATGCACAAGGTGCCGGCATCCGTTTAAGAGAATCGATCGATTAACTCTCTGAAGTCGATCAACGCGCCAATGAGGCCGCTGTCGCCAAATGGCCCGCCAACAAAGGGCGGCCATGCACCGTGCGGGTGACGCCGTTGCTTCCTCCCATCATTCTGCGGAAGATAGCGGCCGGACGAGCCGGGATGAGCATTTCGCCTTGGTGAACCAGGGCGATCAAGTCGGATGGCAGGCGCTAGGCGCCCTTGGCGAATGAGGCCATGCCCGCCGCGAGTGACGACCGATGTCGCGGCGTGGGATCAGCGGCTATCTCGGCCTCCCTGACGTTGACCATCAGCCGCCTCAAAACGTGCGAAAACTGGACAAATCCTCTTGACGCAACGGCAGTATTCCAAGTTTGCCGGCAGCCCTAAATCGGGGTCCACTTCACCTTCGCGAATATTTTTCGAGGATCCCTAAAATTTATACGCCCAGTTTAGGAAGCCTGGAACAATCAATTGATACGGTCGTAGGGTAGATTATTAGGACAGGAGATGTAGCATGAAAACCAAACCAATTTCCGCAATTTCTTGGGCCACTATGCTCGTGCTCACTGGAACCACTTCCGCCGTTGCTAATTCCTATTACGTCTCTACCAAGGGAAATGACGTGAACAGCGGCAGTCAAGCCGCTCCGTGGCGGCACCTGGCAAAGGCGTCGGTGATTGCCGTGGCCGGCGACACCGTTTACGTCCTTGGAGGCACCTATGACGAGCAGGTGATTTTCAATACCTCTGGCGTTGCCGGAAATCCGATCACATTCTCGGCATATCCGGGTCAATCGCCCGTCTTAAATTACGGTAACTGGCTGCCGTGCTATCCGTCAAACACTGACTCGTGCGGCGCGCAACGTGCAGTTGTCGAGATTAAAGCGAATTATATCAACTTTGAGGGCTTTGAAGTCAGGAACGGCTCGAGTGTTACCGTCCCAAATTACAACGGGCAAGGTATTAGAGTCACAGGTAGCAATGGCAAAATACTGAATAACACCGTGGATATTATCCCAGACACCGGCATATGGATCGGGGGCAGCAGTAACCTGATTCAAGGAAACGCCGTCTATGATACGAATCTTTTGAACATTAACGGCGTTGACAGCGCGGGGTGGGGAAGCGGAATCGTTGTCCGCGGACCCATGAACGGCGTAACATTCGCATCCGGAAATGCGATCGCACATAACACCGTTTATGACAATTGGGGAGAAGGCATATATTGCTACTTTGGAGTACTCAATACAACAATCACGGAAAATGTGGTTTACGACAACTATTCATTAAATATTGGGCTGAGCAGCAGCTACAATGGCGTCATATCCGATAATCTGACATACCTTAGCGGCTCCCCAGGGGTGCCCGTACCGTGGGCAGCTATCGTCGTAACCATCGATAATGACACAATCGATCCTCCGCCGAACAAAAACTCAGTCTTCAACAATTTCGTCTATGGCGGTGACATTGACGTACAGCAGTTTCAAACCTCTACCGCAAACATCCCCATTCAAAACACCTTAATCTATTTTAATACGGTGGTCAATCCGGGCGGAAACGCGTACGCCATGGGAGGCGCTCAAAAGGGATTGATCATCAGGGACAATATCTTCGACGGCCTCGGAGCGAAACAGTATTATTCGAATTTGGACATGG